GACATCACCAAATAGGTCATGATACTGATGGAAATCTGTGCCTTTTACATTCCAGTGTGCACGCTGAGCTGCAGCAAAGAAAACTGTAACATTAGCAAGAACGTCTTGGAGAAACTCCATCACTGCTTCTGCTGTTACTGATTCTGTCATTGTATTCTCTTCCATTTTATTCCTCCAAAAGGATTAAGTATTAAGTATTAAATATATTACTTCTTAGATGACTTAGCATGACCTTTTGGTAGAAGGTCGGTATCAAAAGGCTTTCTCTTATAGTTTCCAGTTCTTACAGCAAATAAGAAACCATTAACTCTCGCGTGTGCCCACTGCTCAGCGCTAGCAACATTAGGACGTACGCTACTAGGGTTAGTTTTGTAAGCACCAATGCCTCGATTATATACAGATTTAAGCATACCTAGTGTAACCCTCTTGCCCTCTGCGTCGCCATACTTTTCATTATGAGCTTTAACTTTTTCAGCAAGACTGCCACTTGGACCCTCAGCGTCTTCAATTACAGCTTCCTCTGAACTATCTTGCTGGGTGCGCATGGGCCCTAGAGGAGGAGTCTCTTTCTTGCTCCATACAATAGGAGCCATAATCTTCTTAAGCTCAGAGAAGTTCTTTATAACTTTTCTGTCGGTCTTCTTAACTTTGGAAGCATCATCAAGAGTCTCAGCATCTGTGTGATCTTCTGAGTCTTCGATATCCATATATACTTCTAGCGTAGCAACAGGATCTTCACTAGTTGCTTCTCTCGATTCGCTGGTACCATCAAGTGAAACTTTGCCATCCTTATCAACCTTGGTAACTTTACCTTTAGCATATCTAAGAGGGTCAGGATCCTTATTGACTGCATAGGAAACAAAGTCACCTACCTTGATCATCTTGGCATCTTCAATATCTTCTTCGTAGTTATCCTCTACCGAGTAGAAATCATCAAAGATATCTAGTACCCAAGCAGATGTCTCGTCTTCCGTTCTCATTCTTTGAATTCTTGCGGCCCTGGCATAAGACCAACTCTTGCCACCGTCGCCGCCCCAGAGATCCCAAGCAATACGACCAGCTGAAGGGAAGCCTTCCTCGCCTTGATTAAAGCCAGAAGCTTTCTTGTCAACTTCATGACGGGCAAAGAAACTCTTCATACGCATAACAGTGGAAGGTGAGAGTTCTTTACGATTCATAAGATCTCTTGCACGCGCAACACCTACTGGAGTACCACCACGCTTGAACTCAGCACGCCACTCAAGAGCACGCTTAGCAGCAGAGGCCATTCCCGGAGTGGGAACAAATCCTTCTGCATCCATAATCTCTGAGTCTTCTATTTCTAGGTCAGCAAAGTCAGCCTCATCCATCTTAGACTTATTAGCACTTTGCATGCGAGCTAACATCTTCTGAGCGCGAGCCTGGATCGACTTTACCTTCTCAGGCGCAAGGTCTTTAACCTGCGGGGCTCTTGCAATGGCATTACGAAGATGAGGAAGATCTACTTTACCAGTCTCATCTTTATATGGCAGATGGCGAAGTGAGCGAGGCTTAGTCTTGCCCTCTTCATCCTTCTCGCCACCTGTCTCAATGTAGAAAAATGCACTATCAGGAAGATTATTAACATATGCGGTAGACCAGACAGCGTCATCAATGGTAATGGTTTTAATTACTTCACCAATATTATCAGCAGTGACTTCGTCTGAAACGGCAAAATTGTTCACAACAAACTCAGCAATCTTTTCTTTAAGTGCTGTAATCTCAATTTCATATTTAGCAAGTGCCTCATCTGCTAAAGCCTTTCCAGCCCTAAGAGACTCTAGCTCTGAAATTAGCTCAACCTTGCCTTCATGGGCATTTTTAATCTTTAAGTACTCATCAACAAGGGCTTTAACTTCTTGTCTCTGCTCATCAGTTAAAATGGATGCCATTTTCTGCTCCTCTGTAGTTATAGTGTTAATGCTATCTTCCATTTTTTCTTCTTCCTCTGGCATAGCATCTTTCTTGATGTACATATCTGGTATGGCTGCAAATCTGCAGTATCCTTCAGGGTGAATGCCCATATCAAGAACTTGGCAATTAGCGTTTGAAGCCTTTAACGCGCAGTTAGCGCAGCAAACACCAATACCACGATTCTCATTATCTTCTGGACCCTCGTAGCCAACCCAAATACCATTTGCCTTATCAAGAGGGCCGACCTTATTAAACAGTCCCTTAATAGAATCAGCAAAAGCTTTTTCTTGATCTGACAGTGCATCATAAATACTCTGAGGAGAGGCATCAATCCCAGCAGGAGCTGGGTGCTCTTCGCCCATGCCATATCCATTATCTTCTAGTGGTGTACTAACTGGGCCATTGTCAAAGCTTGCCATCATATCTGAATCCGTAATGTCTGTAACTGTAATGTTCTTGAAGCAATCCGTAAGAACCATTGTAGTTTTAAAGTTGTCTAAATACTGTTGAAGCTCATTGCCTGAGACCTGCTTGTGTCCCATGACTCTAGCATGAGCATCAGCCGGGTGAGTGACATAAGCATAACCACGATAACGAAGGCCGCTGGGCACACCATAGGCCTTCATGCCGTCAACCTCATCGCCAATATCCCACTCCATATCCTCTGACTTGTATGACTTACCACTGATAGAATCATAAAGATCTTGCGGTGTCATTTCTACACTAACTGTCAAGAATCGGCCATCAAGCGTTTTTTCAATTGCGTCTGAGTCAGTAACAAGACCTTTAACTAGGATCCATCCTAAGCCCTCAAAGTCTTCGTCATAAATAAAACCACTCTTCTTTGCTTTCTTCATAAGAGGAGCCATTGCAACATCAGGGGCCTTTACCATAAGACCATCTTTGATCATTTGCATAGGTAAGTAATTCATTGCTTTTGGATTCTCAACCCAAACACCACTAAGAGCACGGCCAACAACGCCAACTTCCCTGTCCTCAATTTTCTTGCCTTCAGCAACACTGACTGTTTTATGTGCAGGCTTAATCGGAATATTATATGGACTAGTAAGAGTAGGAATAGCGTCTTTTAGATCAGCAGGCATATAGACAAGATTATTTTGTGTTGGCCTAAAGCCATGTGTTACCTTTGTCAAGGTAACAAGGCCAACCTTGCTTTCTGCTATGCCATCGTTAATAAAGTATTTAAAGTCTAAGAAGTGCGGGCTCTTCTTATTCCATACTTCATGCGTAAAGTCTCCCTTTACAGTATTAACTGCATAGTCTTGGACAATACCTTCTTGTAATAGCCTTTTACTTACTTTCATTAGCTTTCCTTATTATTACTTTGCTATTAGGATGGTCTGGGGGTAAATCATAATATTTACTCTCTGAGATTTTTCTACTATCTATTATAGTCATTTTTGTTGTATCATATACGTCATATGTGGACTCTCCGGCATCTTTTAATCCATTATAAGTGCCCCAGTTATAGCTTCTCATTCTTTCCGTTTCATAGATTGTCATCATTCTATGTATAGATTTCTTAGAAGCATCTGCAATGCTTTGTCCATTTCTATTACGCATTTCATTGTGGAGCTTATCAATAAAAAATCTTTGGACCTTTACTTGTAGCTCTATTCTTGCTGTGTTATCGGAATTAGTTAAATTCTCAACATAAGAATATTTTGAGTATCCATCAATATAGCTTTTAATAGAATTATCCTTAAGTAGACTTGCAAAACTTTCAAAAGCTTTATCCAAGGCTAACTCTGGCTGCACATCAGAGTCTGCCTTGGACTTTATATTTTCCATTAACTGATATATATCAGCTCTATATTCATCAGCATCAGCAACTAGGCTACCTGGTGCGTTCTTGGTGCCATGTTGATTTGAAGGTCTAACTAAATTTTGGTTGGCTCTTCCACTTGCTGGTTCATTGGAATTTTTTTTTTAGAAACTGAACTAGAGTTACGACTAGGGGACGTATTTCTTTCTCTGGCCTTTTCTAGGTCACCCTTAGTCATAGGGGTGTTAGGGCTCCTAGCCGAAACATCTGCAAGGGGGCTGTCTGGGATAGCTCCAAGCTTAAGTAGCTCATGTGCCTCAGTAATCATCTTATAGTAAGACTCTTCCCACTGCTTATCAGTGACAGGAGAAAGACCAACTCTTTCTCTAAGCTCGTCATGGGTAATGGCATTATTAAGCCATAGTTGAATAGCCCCATTCTCTTTTCTAAGTTGATTCTCAATGTCAATCTCTTTAAAGCGAATAACAACTCTATTCTTAGGATCTAACCAATCAAAACTATTGTCTTCGGTGCTTTCCTGAAGAAGAGGAACAATTACATTTGCATACATCTGATCTTCAATAGTTTGCTGATCAGCTTTTACAGCATCAATTAGGGACCGGGACATCTGAGCAGCTGTTGATCTATTTGCTGTGTCTCCTTCGCCAATGTCAACGCCACTAAGATTGAGTGCGCTAAGAACGCGTTGTTTGAAATATTGCAAATAGCTTTCTGCCCGCAGAGACCTGCCTTCGGCACCAATCATTTTAATTTCATGACGTTCAGGAGTTACAAAGAATCCTTCAGGAGGCTGGTTATTAATTACTTCAGTCACCATAGAAATCTCATCTCTGCCATCTGGCAAAATTGTAGCAGGCTGATCTTCCGTACCTACAATATACTGAACAATTGGAAATATACTTTGATGTGTATGGACTTCAATGTCAGATTCAATACGACGCAAAGCCTTAATGTCTTCAATGGCAGCACTAGCTCTTGGTGTGCCAACAATAAACCCTTCTAGTTTATTTACATAGAAATGTATAACCTCTTCTGGCTTATACTCAACAGTTGGACGAGTATTCTCGGTCCAGTCTTCTTCGCTATACTGACGATATAGAATGGGCTGCTTGAGGTCATTTACCTTTACCTGAACCATGCTGGTAGGTAGTACATGGAGAGAGCTTATCGGCAGTATTGTACGGCCTTTAGAGTCCTTTCTGGTGTATCCACCAGACATCTTCTCGTTCCTTTTAATAAGCACAAAACAATTACTATATCTAACAATATTTTTAGCAATATCGGTAATAAGTTGACGAGGAGTAGTCTTGCTTACATAGCAGATTTCTCTTAGTCTTCTATCTACATATTCTGCTAGCTCAGGATCTTTGCCAACAATCTCAAAGCCCTCTTTCATAAATAAGGCAAGCTTCTTATCAAAGCTAATCTGAAGATAAGCCTCAATAGTGGCAACTTTATCTATCTCCTTAAAGTCATATTCAAGCTTCTGCCAATCGTTCATAAAATATGGACGAGTAGTTCTATAATTGAACACAGGATTCTTAGTTACTTCTAAGCTTGGAGCTTCTATCTTACTCTCTGCATCCTCAATATTTAATTGGGCAGAAGATCTTAGATCTACAATTTTTGCATTTGAATTAAACATTGTCTAGATTTGCTCCTAGTGCAAGACGTTTCCAAAACTCTAAACTCTCACCTTTGCTTATTATAGATGATTTTGCTTGATCACATTTAACTAATGTAAAACGTCTATCAGTGACTGGATTATAAATATATCCTGGCTTGCTTTCATCAACTTGATTTGAGTAAGTTATATCAGGAACTCTTCCTGATTGATTCTGAGGATTGTTAAAATCTGTAGATTCAATTATGTCAATTAATTCTTCTGGACTAAAAGGAGTCTCCGTGTTAAAGCCAATCTGATTACCATCCTTGTCATAGACAGGCATTGGAATACAAACGTTGATTCCCTTTGTTGCTAGTTCAATCAAAGCGCCGACTAAACTAATAAGAGAATTTAAGGCCATTAATTTGGCACCAATATCAATATTACTAGTAATATTTTGAGTAGCAAACCCTTGTATTGCACCAATACTAATTCCAATTTATTCAAACATACTTTGAACGTATGATGCAACTTCTTTCATTACAATATCAAAAACGCCAGTAACATCTGATTTCTCTAAGAAGAAAGGAGAAGTTAATACATTAACCATAGTTGAACTAGTGGGGTATACATCAACCTCTGGAACATCAGTCTCGGGATTATTTGCCTTAGCTACCTTCTCCATTGCTTCTTCAATCGCTCTTATTTTTGGATCAGCGGCTTGGTTTGCTATTTCTTTTGCTCTATCTGTTACGGAATTGCTAGAGCTTTTTCCTAGGTCTTCCGCTTGTCTCTTCATTGTTTCAGTGTCCTTATTCTTTACCTCTGTCTTAAAGCTAGAAATAGCAGCAAGGAAAGATTCCCTATCAACAAGGGGGCCAGACTCAATTTTCTGTAATTCAGCAATTAATGCAGATGTTCTTGGACTTTGACTGCTAGTAGCTCCTGTTGTTTTCGCAGCTAGTATTTCTTCAAATGTCCATCCATTCGGAACATCAGCAAAAATCTTTGCAGCCTCAGAAACCTTTTTTAAGCTTTTGCTTGTACAATCAAAGTAAATATTAAAAGGCGTATAAGAAAACTTCATACTTGCTTTTACGCCATTAAGCAATGGAAGAATAAGACTTGCAAGAAGTTGAAACATTAAGTCTTTGAAGTTTACTATATTTTCTTGCCATACAAACCTAACTAGGCAAATCAAATTACCTAAGATAAAAGCAAGCTCAATAGGGCACAACGTTCCCAGTCTTGATAAGCTGCAATAGTTTTGTTTAATAGTATATTCAATATCAAGCGCATATTTTAATTTGTTAAGCAAAAAGTCAAGCTGGTCAAGCAAAGCACTTGCATCAAATTCTGCAGAAATAGAAAACTTTGTATCTCCTAGGTTTTTCCATCCACCCTCAAAAAAGCAATCAAAGCAATTACTCCAGACATCATCATATTCAAACTTAAAGTTTCGACCTTTTACTGATAAAGCAATAGGTTCTTTCTTGCCCATCATGTTATCTACATACGAGTTTTGTTCGTCTACTGTAGATAACGTTAGGCCAAGGGCCCCGATGGAAGTTCTAAGATTATTAGATGCTGTAGCAAGTGGCCTGTAAGCTAAGTCTGTAGTAATGTTATCGTCTCTTAAGATTGGCTCCTCGCCATCCCAATTTGTTGTAAGATTAGATAAACACTCGGCATAGTATGTTTCTTTGATTGTTTCTTCTGTGAAAAAAATTTCAAGGCCATAACTTCTTCTCTCGTTTAGCTTCTCATGTTTTGCTGCAAATTCACGCCCTTCTAACTGTAACCGTGGGGAAATCTTCTTGATGCCATAGAGGTCATTTTCTATCCAACTCTCTAGGCCTTGTGTCCTAGGGATTTTTTTAACACTCTTATCTGACTTTGCTTTTATTACAATTTTTTCTATGGCATTTGCTCTATCTCTAACTTCTTGTATTTGCTCTGAATTCGCAATACCAGGAGTATGATCTGGAAATAGAAAATCCATTATATCTTTTTGCTTAGTATTATTAACATCGTATTCAAGGTTATACGAAGAATTTCTAAGTTTTTCTTTTATCTTTTTGTCTATATTTTCTATTTCAACAGTTAAAGCTGCAAGTCTATCTCTGTTTCTTTGTCTCAGAATTTTTATGTCAGATTCTTCATAAAAGTTCTTTGCTGATTTTGAGATTTTCTCATCAAGAATCTGATTGTACTGGAATGCTGCATTCTCTTTCATAATGTCAGAAAGAAGAATACTTGTAATTCTATTCCTATCACCATCAGACAGTTGGTTTGTGTTAATTTCTGGCTGTATAAAATTTATGTTTTGATTCTCTAGTCTGATCCCTTGAGTCAAAACTTGCTTTTCAACTAATGGACGGCCAAGTTTTCCCGGTCTCATTCTATACCTCTAATGCGCTGATTGTAAGCTTTGCTTCTTCTAGATATTGTGAAGATGTTCCTCTTGGGACATATGTTCTAAGTAAGAAAAATCTATAACCAGCCATTTCAGCTGGAATACTTTTTAGCATAATACTGTTGTTTATTAATACGTTCTCCCAAGTCTCAACGTCTGGTAACTCTACTGTTGGCTCTTCTCCGTAGGAGCCTTCAATGGCAAGAAGTTGGTAGAAAATACCATTATATTGACTAAGAACTAGATCGTTTCCGCTTAAATCTTTTAGTGACACCGAGATTGCAGAATACCCCAATTCAATATCGTCTTCGTTTGTTAGATAAAATGACTGAATATAGTAAGTCCCATCTGATGCGTCATGAACACTAATAATTTTATTATTTAGCGTTACTTCGCTTTTATCAGAAGTAAAAAAAAGCTTAAGTGCCATAAAAACCTCTATTTAATAATTCTTCCACTATGACGTTGATAGTTATGTCGAGAATTAAAATTAGGAGCAACTCTTTGCCCGAAATTCCCTTTCTCATCTCTAGATACAATCATATCGCGTTCCCATGCTCTTCTGTCAAGATCGCTATAATGTTCTGTTTTCTTTTGATGGGGCCCTGTGCCATCTTTTCTATTCTCAATTGCAGTATTTCTTTCATTTTGCAAATGCCTAAGCAAATCTGCCCCATTCAATTTCTTGTCATGAGAATCTTGCATTTGATTATTTAACATTTGATGACCAAGTGTTTCTTGTATACCAATACTTGTAGCAAGATTTTTATTAACCGCCAAAGGGCCATCTTCTATAGTAAACGCAACAAGACTAAGCATAAATGCATCCAGTGCGTGGTCACCAATGCTAGTATTATCTTGGCCAAATACCGGAGTTCCATTTGGCTGACGAGACTTAATAATGTAATTTAATAGTTGTCGTTTAAGTAAGTCATCCTCATAGCTAAACTTAATTACCTTGTCTTCAAAACGACGCACTGCATTTTCTACAAGAAATGGCTTTGCAGGATGTTCTATAAGTCTGCCTGTCCCCGGTTCCCTGACGCTTACTTTAGAGCCAAAATCATAAGCCTTAATTCTTCTTTGTACATTAAATTCATAACTTCCTGGCTTTTGCTGAGATGACCACATTTTTAATGTTTCCCACTGTGTGGCGCCATGTCCTCGGTCAACGTAAATATGCTCTGGCATCCAGAAACTTAGTAGCTCTGTTATTTTCTGCAGCCCTTGTAACTGGGTAAAGTTTTGTTTAGGAACATTTACTATCTCCATTACTTGGAGCCCAATACTAGGATGAAATCCGGTAATGCATATCCAAGTACCAAAGCTTGTATTCCAGTCAACTCCTAGGCTATATTTAAATGCAGCTAGATCGCCCTTCATTTTCATGTCTCTCATTTGAGAATAATTGTATCCAGCCATGGCAGCCGCAACCAAAGGAGCAGCAAATACTCCATCAGCATTACTGATAAACATAGCCATAACTTCCTGGAGCCAACCGTCACTGGTATATTCTCTCCGCATTTCTGTTCTAAGATTTTTCCAACTAATCTTAGTAACAGAGAATGGAGTCTCATCAATAACTGCAGTTGGAAAGTAAAACTCTTTCCAGTCTGGAGCTTCTTGGCACCATTCGTAGAACTTACTACGAAGACCACTTGGTGTGGAAGCAACTCTAATCAGGCAGTCACTATGAGATTGGGCAATAGGAAGAATTGTAGTGAAATCCTTCTCGGTCATGTAGTCAACCTCATCAAGAACAATAACGTGGGCATCCTGGCCGCGTACCGCACTAGCGCCATTGCTGCCAGTTGTAAACCCTGAAATAATTGCGCCATTTTCTAGGCGGATCTGATGGTACGGAGATTGCTTATATCTAAATTCTTTTTTTAGACTAATATTGCTGTTTAGCAATTCAAGCATTCTATTAAAGATTGCTGTTACTTGCGAATCAAAAGGGCAGCAAATAAGTATTTTAATACCATTTACTTTCTCCTTAATATCCTCGTCATAGTATTCACGTATTCTTGTAAATGCATGAAATAAAATCTCAACAGCAAGCGCATCTGATTTGCCAGATCGGCGACCAAATCTATATACCTTTTTTTTGCTTTGACATCTTAATGCAATCTCTTGATGAGCACGAGGCTTCCAAGAAAACATTTTTTCTGCAAAAGCTACAGGATCAGTATTAATCAGTAGCGCGTCTTTTTCTTCTAATGTTAATTCACTAGCAAACTCAGAATATTGATCTAGGTAGTCATTAGGAATCAAAGGGCAACTAATCTGAAAGGCATGACTAGGAAATGATTTAGGATCTGCTTTAGTTTTCCTTTTACTTTCAATGGGATGGCTAGGATAGTCTTTCTTGTACTTTTCTATATGTGATACTTGGCAGTTTTCACAGCCAACTGTACACTTGCTTCCAGCCCTTGTTTTAACTTTTAGCCCATATGAATCAATATACTGGGCGATAAAATCATCTGATGTTTTTGTCCAATAGTTTATATATGAAACATCGTTGCTTTCAGTGCTTACCTTTTTATATAGGTCTTCAAGCTTCAGTATTTTTGTCATAAAATTCTCTATTAATAGGCTATAATCGGAACGGCATTCCCTATAGCTGTTGAGTTTGCATATCTACTTCTTGGCGCACTCATCATAAATGACTCATTGCCAAGAGATTTCATACCATTAAATTTAGAATTTTCCATTGCTTGAATACTTCTCTGCCGCATAGTCATTGCAATTGAAGAGCCAAAAGCTTGGGAAGGACCTCTCTGCCAGCCTGAGACACTCATCTTCTTTTGCTTTAAATATTCATTTCCCTCACTTCTAACTGAGAAAGTTTTGTAAGCACTATAAGCCATGCCACCAAGCGCCGCGGCACCTACACCTGCAGTTAAAGGATTTAATAGGGACATACCTATAACTCTTGATCCCATTGCTCCAGTTACGTATCCTTTAGCAGCTCCTGTGATTGCACCAAACACACCATTCTCGTCATAGCCTTTTATTGCATCTTTGGCAGCAAAGTACGTAGCAATACCAGCAGGGAGCATTGTGCCAACACCACCAGCTCTTGCAATAAATCTATTTACACCAGACATTTGACCGCCAACAATTCTTCCTGCGTCATCTCTGATTGCCGAACCTCCGCCTAAGAACTCATAGGCACGAAGTCTAAGATTCCCAAAAAAACTATTATTTGCCCCTTGTCTAATATAGTCATCCCAAGTGCCGTACATTTCTTCAACATTTCTGACAGATCGCCATCCAACATCTGTTCTGGTTCTACCTCCAGTAGTGCTAGTTACTTCTCTTGCTGCTGCGACTGGTGCAACATAGTTTCCACGACCTCTTGTCGTCCATTCTCTGCCCCAAGTAGTTCTTAGATCTCTGCCAGTTGCGGCACCTGCCGAGTCTACTTCAATTCTTGACTGAAAGCCGAAGTCATTGATCGTAGATGCCATACCGCCGGCTAAGCCTCTCGTTGTTAAATCTAACTCTCTTGCAATAGAGGCATTGCGAGATGCGCGGGTAAACGGTAAAACAAATGCCATATTATCCTCTTCTTAAATTAGAAAGTGCAAACACAAGAGAGCCATCATCATTATATTTACCAGGACGATGCTTTCCTCTTGTTGGGCTTAAACTTGGATTTACATAATAATTCTCTGATATATCATTAATACCAATCATTGAGGAATTCATCATTCTTATTCTTTCACTTGCATCTGCTTGCATTTGAGCTTCTGCGGAAGCTTGAAGGTCATAGTTATTCGTAAGGGCATTGATAGGATGGCCCATACCTCCACCATAGGATGAAGCAGCTGCGCCTAATGTAACTGCAGCACCACCGCCAGCAGCAAAAATACCTAATGTACCTCCTGAGCCAATAAGATCAAATTCTCTCTCTGGAATTCCTAAAACATCAGCATCTCTTGCAGACATTTCAAGTCTGTCTGTATTTGTTCTGCGAAACCTATCCAAGAAGCCTGATCTGTTATTTATTCTATTTCTTTCGTAAGAGTTGACTCCCATTTCTATAGATCTTACTGCTCCACCTACTAGTCCACCTGCGTATGTAGCTGCTATCGTAGGAAAGTCAGATAAAGCCAATCCAAATTCTCCGTCATATCCTCCAAACTCATCCATAGACGCATAAGCTGAATGCACACCTGGATTTAATTGTCGCTCACTATTATAGTTAAAGCTATACTGTAAAGAATCTCTTCTTTCTCTTAATCCTTCAAGTTCTAGGCCTGCAGCTCTTCCTTGCTCTGCCGTCAGTCCTCCATTATTAATTCTTTCCTCTAATCCAGTAATTCTCCGCTCTATGCCTTCTATAGCAGCTCTTTCATCCCTTAGCATTCCTAAGTTTGAGCTAACACTGCCTTCTCTTACTGCCTGGTTCATTCGTCCAGGAATATCTCCAAATGCTGGGTGCTGAGCCCTACCACCCCCCATAACAGCAAGAGCACCTCTATCTATGCTTTGCATTAGGCTAGGAGAACCAAAAAATCCTCCTGTTTCATTAAATAGATTTGGGTTGGAATTTAATAGGCTAAGTCTTCCTGCGCCTTGTACTCCTTTTATTCCTGCAACTCCAAGAAATGCGCTTGATGCTCCGGACTTAAAACCCTCAGCCGCAGATTTAAGTCTTCCAATGAACGGAGACTCATTCTCATTCTCATTATAGAACATTCCTTCTTTTGCCGCGTTAAGTGTTCCTGTTATTCCAGGAATGGCTACAAAATCAAAGGCATGCATAAGGAATCCTCCTCCTCCTGTTTGTTGGGACACACCAACACGTGACATTCTATTTGTATGTTGCTCATAGACTCTATCAAATATACCTTCATTAGTTTGATTAAGTTCATTTTGCAATTCGTCCATTGCATTATTGTATTCTTCATTGGTCATTGTGCTATTAGGCGAAGTCGCCTCTTCCTCTAGCCTGGTGGCTCTATTTTGGTATGTCTCACGTACGTTTCGTCGCTCTCTTTCTAATAAATCATTAAAATGCGCATCTCCGCCTCCACCCTCATCTAAGTATGTAGCCCTATTTGCGGGTCCACCTCTTGATGCTCCACCTAAGACTTCATCCATTGCAGTGCCTAAGCGTCTTTGCTCAGGAAATCTCCCTGTGCCACCTACGCCTACAGTTTCATTTTCATTTCCCAAAAAGGGAAACTCAATATCTGGTACTCCATTTGGCCTCTCATCAGGAGGATACTCTATTGTCCCTTGACCAGGTAGACCTTCTCTGTAATTATTAATGAAGTCTCTTCTGCTTGCAAGAGTTCTATATTCTTCTCTTGCTGCATCAAGTTCAGGAGATGTTTGACCTGGTCCAACTTGTCCTTGAAGCTCTTCAATCCTACCAGTTAACTCTCTTTCTCTATTATCAAAGTGTTGATTTGTTCTAACACCAATATTACGCCCTTGATCATCTGTAACAAATTCTGCATATCCTACTTGACTGTTCGGATCAATAAATATGTCTGCGCCCGGAGTGCCGTCTTCGTTAACGGCCTGACCGACAGGTCGACGTGGAGTTATAGTACCATCCTCTCCTATAATATCTCTTCCAGCTTGATCAAAGTTAGCAACTTCCTCGGGAGAATTACCATAATTTAATTCCTCTCTCATAAGGCGCTCAGCCTCAGCCCTTCTCTGGTCTGCCTGTTCTCTTGGAGTCCCGTATCTTCCACGTTGATTTGCCTGATTAAAGTCTCTGTTAGCTTGATTAAGATCTTCCCCGAGTTCTACGCGACTAGTTAAGTTAATTCCAGGATCTTGCTCCCTTCCTATTGGAGCAGTTCTAGAGCGAGATAGTAACAGGCGTTCTTGTGGAGTTACTTCATCTCGCAATGTAAACGTGCCATTAGCTTCTGGCCTTAGAAACCCAGCCTCCGTATACTGTCCTGTTTGTTCGCTAAATTCCCTTGGAGCCGCTCCTTCATCAAAGAGTCCTACTCTTCGTTCTCCGGCTGTTCCAAAATAAACTCTTTGGTTGCCTGTTCCAAAGCCAGCTCTTGCAGCTAAACTTCTTCTTCGGAACTCAGACATTTGTCTACCATCATTAGCTTGCGCAAACTCCTGTAGTCTTGCATTGACTCTCCCAACTGCCTCAGTGACATCTCCAGTTTGCCCCATAACTGCTCTTCTCATATTAGAAGCTTCTCTGTCAAGCAAACGAAGACCTTGACCAAGTCTTCTGCCAGCAGTTAGATATCCTCCTGCAATACTTGCTGCACCAAGAGCGGCAGTTCCTACACCAGCAGCAGTTATTCCCTCTCCTCCTGAGCTAACTGCACCTATTCCTCCCATAACAGCGCCAGCTCCAATCGCAAACGCACCAACTCCAACTGCAGTTCGAAGAGTTTTTTGGTTTTGAATTGCGTCGCGAACAACATTATCGCCTTCGCCAAAAACAGCCGCTAGACTTCTAAGACCTCTAAATAAACTCATTATCTGCGCTCCTTAGCTCTTCCTCTGTTTCTTTGCATTGTTTTTCTTAGTGCACCCTGTTGCATTTCTGCCATCATTAACTTTCTATTGTAGGCTTCCTCTGTCATTCCATTATTGTTAGAAATAAGGTCATTTGGAATAGGCTGGTCCTTAGAATAATTATCTAGCATTTGTAAATTATTATTCATTGTTTGCATCTGCTCTTCTGATGTTCCAGGGCCTTCTTTGAAATTAAACCTTTTTGCTGTTAAAGGGCTTAGAACGTTCCATCCTTTTCTTTCTTTGCCTCCAATTCCCGCCTGTGCTCCTGAATAAAAAGGGTCTGCCCACATACCGGCTTCACTTTTTCTTGCTTTGTGTTCTGCACTCATATATTCTTTTTGGTTTACAAGATCTTCTTCAGCTTTTTCTCTAAAAAGCACTGATCCTATACCTTGCTCTATCATTCTATAAGAAAAGTTTGTGCCATTCATATCAGTTATTAAACCTACAGAGCGTCCAAAAGTTTGACGTCCACCAATCGCAATTGTTGCTCCAGTCTTAGCAGATAGTACGTTTGTTAAGTACTGTCTACCTTGCTGAGCATAAGGCATGGCGCCTGGTCCAGTTCCACCTTCGTGTGCTGTTTCTGGCGCGTCTATACCAGAAACACGAACACTCCCAAGAGAACGCCTACCCATCCCCATAAATCCTTTTGTTAACACCTGTATCGTGTCAGCGTCACCAACCGCAAAGTCAACGTTACTTGATTGTATAGCGCTTAAGGAAACCCCTAAATCATTAGTATGTTGGATGCCTGCAGCGTAAGGGGTTGTAAATTCTTTTATATTCAAAGAACTCTTCTTGTAATGCCCTTCCGATAGGATTTTCCTTTCATTCCCAGTCATTTTTAATATACTTGCTGAGCTTTTTTTCCATTCTGGGCCATCTACAAGATAGCCCGTTGCTGCGGCTGCGCCAACTGCGGCTAGACCTCCAAAAGCAACAAGGGGTCTTGCTGCATTTTCAAGAAACCATCTTGCATCTGCCAAGCTTGCTTGCAAGCCTTCTGTTCCTAAATCCGCAATGTTCTCCCTTGTAAAGGCTCCGGCTATAAATCTTTCACCCATACTAGTCATAGTTCCAGCTTGTAAAGGTGTACTCATTACTGCTCTTCTGACATCATTTCCAATTCTAAATAAATCTCTTACTCCTTGAAACGCAGAGACTGCAGTGTCTTGTCCGGTTCCTCTTGGAGTGTAATCTACTGCTGATATTTCTGGAGTTAAAGCCCTTAGGCCTCTCCCTAAGCTTCCAATATCAATACCGTATCTATTTTGAACGATATCTGCTCTTATACGCTGAAATTCTCCAGCTGATCTACGCATAACTTCTTCAAAAAAGTTTCTATCAGATGAGTCAAGTCTTGCTCTTAGTACTTGTCTTCGTCCAACTGCTCCTCCTAGCGCAGAATCCATTTGATTAAATCTTTGTTCTAACATATCTGCTGTTACACCGCGAGAAGAATAAGATTCTGTCTCTGCAAGCCTCTCAAAGAGAACTCTTCTAATCTGATCTCTCGCCTGAGCCTCGGGTACACCTTGTCGGCGCAAAGCTGCGTACATCTCTCTCATTTCTGTTTCAAGCTCATAACTCTGAGTTCTTCTAAAGAAGCTTAAACTACGCCCATCGGAAGTAACTTTTTCTTGTCTCATTCTTCCAACTGGCCTACCAACGTTGAAAGGTTCGTATGCTGGAGCTTCTACATTTAAAACTTGAGTTCTAAATCTAGGAATTTGTTCGCCAGTATGAGGATTTGTATCAAAGATCTGTTGTCCATTAGCATCAAGTTCTGGGGTAAGATGCCCTCTTTCATCTGCAACAAGAACTGTTTCATTCTCTCTTATAGTAGTTAGCCTGAACAAATTGTTATTAGGATCTTGCCCCGTAAAATAGTCTGCAGTTTCTGCAATTCTTAAAACTTCTCTGTCTGTATTGTGATTTCTTTGCAAATCAGCAATAGATCCAACGCCCCAATCTTCAAGCGGACGATACTGGTTATTATCTAGTCCAATGAATTGATCTGTCATATCAACTCTATAGTCCTTTAGATAACGGCCAAGCGCCATCCATCCTCTTTTCATCGGATTAGCAAGCATACTGGTCGCAGAAGTAAGAGCCTTAAAATGATTTAAGACACTTCCCTCACCTTCTCTTGCATTAACAATATTAAATAAATCATTTGTTACTTCAAATAATTTACCTTCTGTTAGTATTCTTCCTTGGTGGATGGCATCTTGTAGTCCTTCGTGGCTCTCTATTTCTCCGAATAATGCACGAGTTGCAAAGTCAATCTTTGTTCCTGAGAATATATCTCCAGTAGGCTCAATGTATCCTGTTCTCATCAAGCCAGAGTAGACCATTCTAGTTAGATCTAACTGGTCTCTTGTCTGTAGCCCTTGAGAAACATTTTGAGTCCAAGATGGGAATAATGTAATTGCTTCCTGTAATCTTCCAGTATCTCTTAGCTCTTCGAAGTCTCTTTGATAGACATAGTTATTTGGATCAAGAATATTCCTCTTATAATGCGATTGCCAAGTTGCCGCAAACATACTTCTTCTAAAGTCATCAAGCCCTTGGATTTCATGCCCAAAAGCTTCAATCATATCAGGATCTTGATTGAGGTGATGAACATCTGCCGGAAAAGCAGCAACATCAAACGATCTATTAGCTGCCTGGCCCGGCTCTGGTCTATTTCTAATAAAGTATTCCCACAGCTTACCTACTCGAAATGACTCGAAAGGCATATTGGCTGCTATTAGCATTCTATTTAATTCTCCGGCTCTACGAGAATAAATCATAGACTGTTTAGCCGCTTCTCTCTGGCTATATATTCTTTGGCCATCTTGTAGAAGAATAAACCCTCTATTCTCAAGTTCTCTTTCAATTTCTGCCATTCTTTGTGGACTAATTACACCGTTCTCGTCTCCATATTCATTATAGAATGCTTCAAGATGTTGGAACCTTGCCTCTACGCCTCTACTTCTATCACCTACAGCCCAACTACCATATTGCTCTCTGAACTCATCCATACTCGCAATAGTATTACTAGTTGATCTATAAGTAGGGCGTCTGGGTCTACCTGCACTGTCGACCTGAGAAGTGTCTCTTATTAATGCCGTAGGCATCATATTTAAATTAAGAAAACCCTGCCTCATTTGCTCTTCTGGAGTCATTCTATTTATTACAGCTAATCGCTCCGCTGCCTGTTCAGGGTCCATCTCTCTAGTTGGAAGTAACTCAGAGACTGCCTCAATATTTGCCATATCAACCATAGCAAGCTGGAGTATAGGTGCATCTTTATTCAAACCGCCTGTTTCAATGTCTATGACAAGCGCGTCTCTGATGATGTCTGGCATACCAAAATTAAACTTTGAAAGTGCCGCAGCAACACCTTTAATTCTAGCTAAAGCAGCAGATAGCTCTGTTTGAGGATTTTGTCTTTCTACTCCAGCCTGACCAGAATCAGAGTCAAAACTATTTATAGTATTTCTTGCAATAAAGTTACTGACTGCTCTATAAGACTCAGTTGACTCTGCCCTGACCTCATCAGTTAAATTAATAAAATTATCGACTGCTTCTGTTCCAATCAATGTACCATGTAAATTTCTATACTGAGTATTATTTCTAACACTATTTGAGGTTAAACTATTTAAAGTTTTACTAACCCCATTTGCAAATTTAAAGGTACCTCTAATAATACTAGTGGCCAATGAGAAGCTAGCTCTGACGCTAGCATCAACACCAGATATGAAATTGCTAGTATTGTATCTACCACTTAATGCTGTTATTCCTCTTAAAGGATCCGCATTCGGATTTAAAAGATAATCTTTTAATGTATACGAGCGGGCCATAGTACTCCAATAGAGTCATTAAACTAATAGGTAAAGTTAATCATCATCGTAATCATAAGAGTCACCTTTATTATCCTTTATTAAATTATTTATCTTGCTTAATGCAGCAGACATTTTTGTCATTGTTGCACTCACACTTTCATTCTTAGCAGATTCCATCTTAGCTCTTGCATTAATCTTAGCCTCTGGCGTACTAAGGAGTTCTTTCATAAGGGAGCTCCGCATTTTTTGAAAACGCTCTTTTAAAGCAAAAGCAGGATGTTCTCTCATTGCAGTCTTAACAGGATTACCATGCATATCAGCAGACATAACCATCTCCTGCATAAGATCACGGCCTTCTCCTAGGCTATCTCCCTGTGCTAATAGCATATTAACACGGATCTCATAGATATCTAATTCTGCTAATTTAGTAGCCAATGTAACAATAGTAGGAGTAATGTGATTTAAGTTTTGGAAGTGCTCCTCACAATACTGCTTAACCTTTACCTGTAAAATACTAGCTTCTACAGGGCAAGGTTGTAATACTGGAAACTTACTAGCAGCAAGGTCAATACCTCCAGTGTCTCTCTTTACAACGAACCAACAAGAGCTACGAATAGGACAACTCTCATATCCTTTACAGATAAGGGGCACACTAGCATATGTACCATGCTTAATAGCCGCAAGATGAGACCGCATTCTATTAGCAGCCTCTGGAGTCAAAGATAAGTTTCT